GGACCAAATCAGGCAAGAAGTCGAGCGAGACGGGCGAACGGTACCTACCGGAAAGCGCCATCAAGTCTCTGTCCCCGCAGGAGTATGCAGCGACCACGCAAGCAAAGCGCCGTGGGACTGCTGCCGGGAAGCAGTTCGTAAAGCAGCCCAAGAAGATTGCAGAGAAAACGGCTAGATATAGGAAAGCATAGTGGCAAAGGGCGTTAAACATTATTTTGCAGACGGTAGAGAGCACAAGGGTGGTATGCACAAGCATCCCGACGGGACTCTTATGACCGGCAAAACTATGTCAAACGCATCTAAAAAGTTATTTCACTACGGGCAGTTGTCTAGCAAAGCAAAGACCAAAGCTCGTGAGGGTTGGAAGCGCAAATGACGACTTCAGGCACTACCGCATTTAATATGGACTTCACGGAGATCGCTGAAGAGGCGTGGGAACGTGCGGGCCGAGAGATGCGGTCGGGCTATGATTTGCGTACCGCACGTAGGTCCATGAATCTGCTTACTATTGAGTGGCAGAACCGTGGCATCAACATGTGGACTATCGACGAGGGTACGGTCAGCCTCGTAAGCGGTACAGGTGAGTATACCCTCCCCGCCGACACCATTGACCTGCTGGAGCAGGTGATTCGGACCAACGCGGGTAACGCCACCACGCAGTCAGACCTCAATATCAGCCGTATTAGCGTCAGCACCTATTCTTCTATCCCTAATAAGCTGTCTACCGGCAGGCCGATTCAGGTTTGGGTAGAGAGACTCCGCGACGCCCCCAAGATCAACGTCTGGCCTGTGCCGGACAGTAACGATTATACGTTTGTTTATTGGCGTATGCGTCGTGTTGAAGATGCTGGGAGTGGTGTTGAGACGCCGGATATGAACTTCCGCTTCCTCCCGTGCCTTGTTGCTGGGCTGGCTTATCAGATCGCCATGAAGGTGCCGGAACTAACGCCCCGCGCACAGATGCTTAAGGCTGAGTATGACGAGCAGTTTAACCTAGCCGCTGGCGAAGATAGGGAGAAAGCCTCAGTTCGGTTCGTTCCGCGTGCATCGAGGGTCTGCTAATGTCACAGAGGTTCGCGTCTTCTCAGAAGGCTCTTGCAATATGTGATGTTTGTGGGTTTCAGTATAAATTACGGGAACTTAAAGAGCTTATTGTAAAGGGTCGAAACAGCAACATCAAAGCGTGTCCTGAATGTTGGAACCCCGACCACCCGCAATTACATCTTGGCGAGTACCCAGTTGATGACCCGCAGGCTCTTAGAGACCCGCGCCCCGACTCCGCTGAATTAACGCCGAGCCGGGATATACAGTTTGGGTGGAATCCGGTTGGTATGAACGATCCGTTCAACCTAACACCAAACAATTTAGTAGGGACAGTTTCAGTGGGTTCTGTTACTGTCACCACAGAATAGGAGTTAGATATGAAAAAGACATCTAATATGCCCGTAAAAGCCACGAACATGCCAAAAGTATATGGCCCGAAGGGCAGTATGGAGGGTGTTAAGACTTCTGGTGTGAAAATTCGTGGTACTGGAGCGGCAACTAAGGGCACTATGGCCCGTGGTCCGATGGCCTAACCATGAACTACACAGAGTTAACCACTAATATCGAGGACATCTGTGAGACGTCTTTCACGGCTGACCAGCTTGCCATGTTCACTGAACAGGCTGAGCAGAAGATCTATAACTCTGTGCAGATCCCGGCCCTCCGTAAAAATGTAACCGGTACGTTTACAAGTGGTAATAGCTACCTTGGGATGCCCACGGATTTTCTGTGGGCGTACTCTTTGGCTGTTGTTGATGGTAGTGGGGATTATAACTACCTGATTAACAAGGATGTTAACTTCATCCGTGAAGCCTATCCGGCGTCCTCCCCCGGCGGCTTACCCGCTCATTATGCGTACTTCTCTGATGGTAGTTTTATGGTAGGTCCAACGCCTGATAGTAACTATACAACAGAGCTTCATTATGGATATTACCCTGAGTCGATTGTTACCGCTGGAACGACTTGGTTAGGTGATGAATTTGACTCTGCATTGCTGAACGGCGCACTTATCGAAGCCATACGCTTCTTAAAGGGCGAGCAGGACGTTGTTGCGATGTACGAGAAACTGTACTTACAGTCAATAAACTTGCTGAAGGTACTGGGTGATGGTAAGTTAAGAGAAGATACTTACCGTTCTGGACAGTTTCGGCAAGCCGTATCATAGGAGATAGATTATGGCAATCACACAGGCTATGTGCACGTCGTTCAAGCAGGCGCTCCTTGACGGCGAAATGGATTTTAGCAGCGATACGGCGCAGACGTTCAAAATCGCTTTGTATACCTCGTCGGCTACGCTCGATGCGAGCACGACCGCGTACTCCGTCACCAATGAGGTTAGTGGTACTGGGTACTCTGCTGGGGGTAACACTCTTACTATCTCAGCAAACCCAACCACTTCTGGCACCACGGCGTTCCTCGATTTTGCTGATACTACGTGGTCTTCGGCTACAATCACGGCTCGCGGGGCGCTTATTTATAAGTCTGGTGGCTCTAACCCCGCTGTGGCTGTGCTGGACTTTGGTGGTGATAAGACCTCTACGGCTGGCGACTTTACCATTCAGTTCCCGGCTGCTGACGCTAGCAACGCTATCATCCGTATTGCTTAAGTAAGGATTCCAAGTGGCCTCGTCCGTAGAATATTCCGGTTGGGGTGGGGGTGCTTGGGGTCAGACGGCTTGGGGCACCGACCTTTTAGTAGTATCTGTTGATGGTGTAGCCGGTACTACTGCGCTTGGTTCTGTAGCAGTTGTTGCAGACGCTAATGTTTCTACGTCTGGTTTAGCTGCTACTTCTGCAGTTGGGTCGGTAACCGTAAACGCCGATTCTAACGTGGCGGTGAGTGGACTGTCCGCCACTTCTGCGCTGGGTTCAGTTACGGCTACAGGTGCCGCAGATGTCGCACTATCTGGACTGAGTGCTACAGGCGCTATTGGTACCGTATCTGTAAGCGCCGGATGCAACTTTGCAGTTACCGACGTGTCCGGGGTTGGGTATCTGGGTAGTGTTACAGTTGTGGCTAAGTCTGTGGTAAGTGTTGCAGGTGTGTCTGCTACTGGCACCGCAGGTAGCTTCTTGGTATGGGGTGAGGTAGATACTGGTCAGACACCCGATTGGGGTGCTATAACTACTTCACAGACACCAAGTTGGCAAAATGTTAGTGGATTTTAAGCCTGTATAAGTTAATATACAGATACGAAGGTGTGGAGCGGACAGCATGACGACTCAATATACAACTATTCTTAAACTGGCACTCCCCGTGCAGGGCGAGCTTAGTGGTTCGTGGGGCGATGTTGTAAACGATAACATCACCGAGATGGTTGAGGAGGCGGTCGCTGGTCTTGCTACGATCAACTCTTGGACAGCAAACAGCCATACCCTTACGACTGCTAACGGCACGACTTCTGAATCACGCTGTGCTGTTCTGGTCGCGGACGACGATGGTGGCGGAAACCCCTCCGCTGCGGCTACTATTATCTGCCCCGCCGCTACAAAGCTCTATGTCCTCAAGAACATCTCCGGACAGCAGGTTACCCTCAAGACCTCCGGTGGTACTGGCGTAGCTGTACCGAATGGGTCCACGGCGTTCCTGTTCTGTGACGGCACCAACGTAGAGGCGTGCCAGACGGATATTATTGACGCTACTACGATTGATACTACGAACCTTGAAGTCACTAATATCAAGGCCAAGGACGGTACCGCATCGGGGTCTATCGCCAATAGCACTGGCGTATTTACTATTAATAGTGCGGTCCTTACCACCGCCGACATCAACGGCGGCACCATCGACGGCACGGTGATTGGCGGTTCTAGCGCGGCTGCGGGTACGTTTACGACGTTTACTTCGACCGGCATTGACGACAATGCCAGCAGTACCGCGATCACTATCGACAGCAGCCAGAATGTCGGTATTGGCGTTAGCACCGTTGATACTGCTCTTGGCACAAAACTCCACGTTGCTGGAACAATCCGCACCGATACAGGTGCTTCTGGCGCTAACCCAGCAATTGTGTTTGACCACGACAATTTCGCTGATGCAGACGCTAACTACATTATGGTGGATCGTACAGATGAAGCGATGCGGTTTAGTGTCAATGCTTCAGAACGTATGCGTATCACCAGCAGCGGCGACGTCGGTATTGGTACAAGTAGTCCTACAGCTAAAGTAGATATAATTGAAACGGTAGCCTCTCCAACCTCTTCGATTTGGAATGGAGAAACACTCTCTTTAAAAGATGACACTGCTTATGCAGAAGGTGTAGGCGGTGCCTTAATCTTTGAAGGTAAGTATAATTCTTCAGGTACTTATTCAACTTTTGGTTATATTCGTGGAAGTAAAAGGGATGCTACTGATGGTGGCTTCCGAGGTGGTATTGTCTATGGAACAAGAAACGGCGACCACGTTTTTGTAACTAATACTAGTGGTCTAACAGACGGTACTGATGAACGTATGCGTATCGACAGCAGCGGTAATGTCGGTATTGGTAATGCGGCACCGAGTTATTTACTTGATCTGTACAAGGCGGCAAGTACGGTAGTTCGGATACGAAATAGCGCAGCCACCGGCGGTACGCCCAGCGCAACTCACGGCGAGTTTGTTATAGAGTCAACGGACGCCAACATGGGTATGCAGTTTCTTGGATCGACAACTGCTGACCAACGTATTCTTTTTACTGACACGGCTGCGGTTTCAGGACAAATCGTATATAACCATACTTCTAATTACATGGCTCTATTTACGAATGCCGGCGAACGTATGCGTATCGACTCAAGCGGGAATGTCGGTATTGGGACGAGTAGTCCTAGCACTACTCTTCATATCTCAACAGGTTTGGGCAATGGCATTTTACTTGAAGACAATAATACTAGTAATATTGCACCAAATCTAACGATTATTGGCAAGCGAAGTGATGGAAACGGTAGTCAGTGTTTTGGAGGAAAAGTTCGACTTGCGAAAAATCAAACAAGTGCCGCTATAGATGCTGCTGAAAATAAATTAGGAACTGTTATGTTTGGTGGCAATCACACCAATTCTAGCATTTCCAATATTCTTTATGCGGCAAGTATGTCTGGCATTTCTGAAGGAGTTTTTAATTCCTCAACAGATATGCCAACAGGCCTTGCATTCTATACTGGATCAACAGGGCAAGACGGCGATACTGCAGCCGTTACCGTTGGCACAGAACGTATGCGTATCGACAGCAGCGGCAACGTCGGTATTGGTACTACGTCACCTGACCGACTTTTTGAAGTTGATGAAGCCTCTGGAGATGCGTATATACGTCTCAGAGCTTCAGACACGGGTGGCGGCGCAGATACTATTTTTGAAAATCTATGCGCTGACAATGCTCAAAATAACTACATTTACTTTGGTGATCTTGACGACGTAGACATTGGAACGATTCGGTACAGTCATGCTAGTAATTTTATGTCGTTTACGATTAATGCCGCCGAACGTATGCGCATCGACAGCAGCGGTAATGTCGGTATTGGTGTAACAACTGTTGACACGGCACTTGGCACGAAGCTGCACGTTGCTGGGACTATCCGCACGGACACGGGTAGTGCTGGAGCCAACCCCGCAATTGTATTTGACCACGACAATTTTGCTGATGCAGATGCTAACTACATTGCGGTGGATCGTACAAATGAAGCAATGCGGTTCAATGTCAATGCCTCAGAACGTATGCGTATCGACAGCAGCGGTAATGTCGGTATTGGTACTACGTCGCCCGCTGTTCCGCTTCACATATCTTCAGCCACACCTGCTATACGTCTCACCGATACCGATGATAATAGTGATGCTCAGGTTGGAGCCTCTGCTGGTGGGCTGCTTGTTTTAACCGCCGACATTGGTAATGAAGCCGCTGGTTCTGCCATTCTTTTCAGGGTTGATGGCAGTAGTGAAAAAATGCGTATCGACAGCAGCGGTGTCGTGCGTCCCGGCGCTGACAACACGCAAACGCTTGGATCAGCCTCGTTCCGTTGGTCGGTCGTTTACGCCGGAACCGGAACGATCAACACATCCGACGAACGAGAAAAGCAGCAGATTGCCAATCTTGATGATGCAGAACGTCGCGTTGCCGTGGCGATCAAGGGTCTTGTCAAAAAATACAAATACAACGACGCAGTAGCGTTGAAAGGCGACGACGCGCGCATCCATGTCGGCGTGATTGCACAGGAAGTTATCGCGGCATTTGCGGCAGAAGGTCTTGACGCCACACACTATGCGCTGCTGTGCCACGATACATGGGAAGCAGAGCCGGAAAAAGTCGATAAAAACGGCAACGTAATCAATCCGGGCATCGAAGCTGGTGAGCGTTACGGCATCCGGTACGACGAACTCCTCGCATTTATGATTGCGGCGCTGTGATGACCGAGCAAGAACTTCTCGTGGCCTGTTATCGAAGCGGACAAATCAGCGAGCGGCAATGGCAGGAACACCTCAAAGAAGACCCAAAGCTGCGTGATGCGTGGCACGACGAAATCAACCCGGACAATTCGGGTTGGAACCCTATAGGATAAGGAGCAAACAAATGGCAATCACTTGGTCTATCGTACAACTTGATTACGCTGTGTCTCTCGACGGCGAATCTGACGTGGTCAACAACTCTCATTGGCAGTGCATCGACGAAGATGCCTCCGGTAATCAGGCACGGGTCTACGGCTCTGTGGGTATTCCCACGGATGACCTGTCAAACTTTACGCCCTATGCCGATATCACCGAGGCGCAGGCACTTCAGTGGACGAAGGACGCTCTCGGCGCAGAAGAAGTAGCTTCTATCGAAGCAAACGTAGCTGCTCAGTTGCAGCTCCTCGAAAATCCTACGGAGGGTAGTGGAACCCCGTGGGCAGCTTAACCGCCACATAACCTAAGGAGTAGACACAATGGGAAAAAATGAAAAGACCCCCATTATGATCGACGACGTTGAGTATCAGTACGAGGACATGAGCGCGGAGCAGCAGATGATGGTCAATCACATCGCTGATCTAGATCGTAAACTTTCTTCTGCTAGATTTAATGTTGACCAGCTAGAAGTTGGTAAAAGTGCTTTTGTAAAAATGTTGACTGATTCTTTAATTAAAGAAGATAACAAAGAAATGGATTAAGCGTGGGGATATAGGTGATGACTAATGGTTGTCAAAGACACTGATGCGGTTATAGGTGTTGGAGCCGCCCTAGCTGGCTCTACTGGTCTTGGTGTTCAGTGGGCGCTAAATTTCGGCTCTCTGGCTGTAATCGCGATTAACCTTATCCTTGGTTTTGGTGGTTTATACCTACTCTGGCTGCGTATTCGCCGGGCACGACGCGATCTTGACTAATGGATGGGACCATCGACATCCGCCTGATTGTTACGTTAGGCGGCATCTTATTTAGTGTGGCGGGCGCTGCCGCTGTAGGTAAGATGCAGATTAAGGTTATTCAGGATACCTTGTCGGACATTGAATCCCGTCTCCGCAAGATTGACCAGAGAATAGACGCGCTCGAAAATGGCGAAAGTGTGGTTAAGCAGCGCCTCGACATCTTGGCTAAGATGAACTCACCCGAAAACTTGCGTCGTGACCACATGCAAATAGCCAACATTCTTGCTGATGTCGCGTACCTCAAGTCTGAAGCGGATCGGATGCACAAGATTCATAACGGCGTGCATCCGCCTGTCGCTAGCGAGAGGAAGGCGACATGAACCACGACATGCAGGTCAGGATTAAATTGCTAGAGGCGGACAAAAAATGATTGGTGCGTTACTCCCAGCGGTACTGCCGCTTGTCAAAGATGTGATCGGTTCGTTCTTGCCTGAAGATCCGAAGAAGCGTGCTGAAGCAGAGCGCAAGATTGAGGCGCACCTGACGGAGCATTTGGCGAAGATCGATATCGCGCAGCTTGAAATTAACAAGGTTGAAGCAGCTTCGAGGTCTACTTTTGTTGCCGGGTGGCGTCCATTTATCGGTTGGTCATGCGGCGTTGCTCTTGCTTGGAATTATATTGCACAGCCTATCCTCGTGTTCACGCTCGCGCAGACAGGCCACCTCGTCGATCTTCCTGCGCTCGACATGAGCCAGATGATGCCTGTCCTCATGGGGATGCTCGGGTTGGGCGGCCTACGGACCTTCGAGAAGTACAAATCGGTGAG